CTGCGTTCTGGAGCTCGCTGTATGCGATAGATTAGAATAGCATCTTCTAGCAATTCTTTCTGCTTGTAGACTTTGAATACATTTTCTAATAAACTACTTCCAAATGGAAAGTTGTTGTCTAGACCTTCTGATAGACTTAGATGAATAACATGCTTGGCGTCAACAGCTGACTCACGTTGATTAACACCAAAGCGTCCGCCTGCATTGCCTCCTGCTCCGTAGGCGCCGCTTTGCCCGCCTGCCGTAGAACCAATATATCCGCCACCTGGTTGTGTGGCATTTCCGCCGGCACGTGGACTTAGGTTAGGAACGATCTGTGTTGCCACTAGGCTTTCAAAATTAGGTGCAAGGTCTTTAATAATGTACTGCTCGGGTTTTTTACCTTCACTTTCGTTTACAATAATTTTTACAATCTGACTAGGATCAATCCAGGTCCATTTTTGATTTTCTGGATCACGGATAAAGAAAGCATCACCGTATTTGAATGTGTTGCGCACAATGCGGAATATACGTGTGTCAAATTTTTGTAGTTTGTTCCACTGTTGCATGTATTCGCCTAGAATCTTAACTTCAGCGTTGGTACCTTTGTGTCGCCAATTGACTGCAAATGGACTCTTACCATCTTTTAATTTTTGTGTGCAGAACTCTGCAAGAATGTCTAGTGCGGCATTGACTTCTGGATCACTATCCATAACGTCGTACTGTTGATAACGCTCTACACGATTTGGTGAGCCTGTATAAACGTCAGGTAGATAGCTGGAATAATTTGAACGTGCTGGCCCAGGACGGTTGTTATTGTTACCGCTAAGATTACCATTGCCTAGTACACTACCGTTGACTACTACTGGTGAAAAGTATTTTTTCCAACTCATTATCTCAACCTATTGTTTGACAATCCCTGTGTAGCACTCACTGTTTTCTTAGTGTTATCTGCGGTTTCGGCCGCAAACTTTGCTACTATTGCCATGCTCTTATTTAACTCAACTAATAGACCGGCCAATTCTTTTCCGGGAGTATCTTGTTGGGCCGATTGCGTTGTTTCTTGTTTGGGCGTTGCTTCTACCGGTTCGGCTGTTTGGCTTACAACAGCATCGCCCATGCCTTTAACTTGATTCAATAGTGGACCAAAGAAACTCATCACCTGTTCTTGTATCTTATCGCCTTGTACGCCACTGATCTGTAGGTTTTTAAATATTGATTCAACACTGTTATTTTGCTTGGCATTATAGGCAGCAGTTTCTTCAGGACTCAGTACACGCTCGTCTTTGGAAATTTTCACAATGGTGTCTTTTGGTTCTTTGTCCTTGCCAATCATCCCTTTAGTTCCTAAATCTCGTATTGGCTCTGCCTCTGGTGTTATAGGTCCAATCGCGCTGTTTATCCCACTTGATATACCTAGAGCTTGATCTAGCCAATTTGCACCTTGCCCCCCTACTCGCATTCCGGTTCCTAATCCATAGGCTCCTTGTAGTATTGGATTAGTACCGTATACCGGTTGGCCTCCTCTGCCCATTGGTGCAGTTGTTCCTGTATTATTAAGACCAGCGTTAAACGCTGTGCCAAGGGCAGGACTTACTGCCATTCGCCGACCATCAGGTAAAGCCATAGTAGCTCCAAGAAGTTTTTCAGCAAACGTGCCAAGAGTTGGACTTATTTTTTCTTTAAGTGGTGTTACAAGATTTTCCATCAAGGCTGCATTTACGTCTTTTGCACGTTGCTGTCCTTGAACTAAAGCATCAGTAATGCCACTACCAATTAATTTTTTCCCGTCCTTATCAAAACCGGCAGCTTCGAGTTTTGCGCGGCGTTCTTGCTCCATAGCGGCAGATGCATAATCTTTAAACTTTCCGCCTTCTTCATTCTGTATACTTTTAATGGCAGCATCTTGATTATTATTCTTCATGAGCCGTGCATTGAATGCTTCTCCAAATGCACTACCCTGTGCCGACATTATACCAATTTGAAGTTTACTTGCATCGTTAAAATTTGCTATATTTTTATCCCTTGCTTCCCTAAACGCGGCATCGGCCGCATCTTTATCACCTCGAGCTGTTGCCTGTGCCTGTTCTTTAAATTTTTCTCCGGCACCGCCTGACAGCACCTGTTGATTAGCAGCGGTCTGGGTTATCGCGCGACCTGCATAAAAGTACTCCTTAAACATTTGTCCGGCGCCCTGAGCTTCTGCTTTAGTATACTGTTCGGCAAACGTCTCTCGCGCTTTCTTTTCTGCATCTTTACCTTCTTTAAGACCTATCAGCCTAAACTTCATTTCTACTTTTGCATCTGACAATGCTAACTTAGCTTGTTCTTGTTGCTCCTTACGGCTTTCACCGGTCATCCTTGCTGTAAGGTCCATTTGGGTGGCTAGACTGTTCATAGCTTCTACGGCATCGCTTTGTCCGTTTTTAGTTCCGGTGAGTCCGTGCTGGTAGCTGATTTGAAGAGCCATGAGCTCATTCAACTGCTCATTTTGATAACCCATTTTTTGCAGAGTATCTACATATGAATTACTGTGATCGTATAGATCTCTTAGAGCCTTGCCAAACAGCACTGCACCAGCACCTGGAGTGCCACCAAGGCCCATCATTGCTATGGTATTTTCTTTAATCTGCTTGGCAAAGTCCCTGAGATCTTCTCTGGCGCCAGCAGCCGCGACACTCATACCGACTACATCATTTTGAAATCCTGCGCCTTTATCGGACAAGTCTCTCCATACATCGAGACTATTGTATAACTGGTCTTTAATGGCACCGAACGCTGTTCCTACACCGCCTAGAACCTTGCCAGATATATCAAATAGACCTTTACCAAACTCTGTGGCAGCTTTACCAGCAGGTCCTAGGGCTCCACTAAAAGCCGATATACTAGAAGTGTCGCCGCCTGATCTTGCCCGTGCAATTCTATTAGCTTCTCGTTGAAGTTCAACTAATTCTTGTACACCCGGATCTGAAGAGCTTGGAGGAGCCATAAAATTTCCTATACCTTATTGTATATTTATTGGATTGTATTATCTAGGAGTTTTATAGAATATGGATAAAGTTACTTAACCATCGACATGTCAAAACCTTTGACACCTTTCATCTTTTCAACAGCACCGTCAATATTTTGTTGTATAGCTGTTTTTACACCACTGTTGTTTAGTATTCCTGGCAATAGATTCTTATTCTGGTCAGTGACTATTATACCATTTATTCTTACTGCATTGCCAATGTCAGCCATGGCGGCCCAACCAGTTTTTTCAGTATCAGGATTACCTTTGTCTGTACGGACATCTCTTTCTTTGTCATAATAGTCACGTGCTTTAGGATCATATACTTTATGCAGTGCATTAAAGGCAGTGTCACCTATTTTACCAAATATAATCAACGGCATTAATAGATTTTCTTGTAGCCATTTTAAACCCTCGTCGCTGCCTAACCATATTTGAAACCAAGTAAAAAATGCCTGTTCAGCCATGAATACTACTGCGGCAGCACCAAATGTAGCAAAAGTAGCGCCAGCTGTTGCAATACTGACGATAATTCTTGCTACAAATGTAATGATTCTAGCGATACGAAGTTTACTTAATAGCCAAGGAGCTAATATCGCTACTTCAAATACACCGATTCTAAACTGGCGGTCTTGTTCAAACTTGGCAGCATTATATTCCACACCGTCAGCATCTTTGCCGGCTTCGTATATCTGCTCTAATGCTGTTAGGTCAGTCCATAGTTCAACAATAGCTGTGACTAGTCCCAATACCCATAGAAGTTTGCGCCACGGACCTAGAAGTTTAGTAACTTTAGCATCAATGCTGATACCCTTTTGATTAATACTAGCACGACCTGCTTTAATACGACTCCATATTCCCGCTGGAGCTGTTTTACCATTAACAGTTTTAGGTGCTGTTGTAGCCGACGGGCTATTAAGAGCAGTTGCTGAGTTACCACTACCGGTTATACGTTGCCATAGGCTAGGTGCTGCCGCTGGAGTTGGTGCAGGTGCCGCAGTTCTTGAACCGGCTGGCATCTGTAAACCCGTCTGGCTGCCTGGAATAGTTGTGGTTGCGTCTTCTACTATGAAAGCGACACCGGTGCGTACAGGTGCCCCCGGGAACCACTCTGCTGGATTATACCATGCTTCATCTAGACGCTGATAGCTGATAATTTCGTTGACTTTCATGTGTATATTTATTGTTGTTTGCTGAACTTTTAAAAATACCCTAAAAGTGCGCATATAAATACATGACTACTAATTGGAGTATACTGTGGCTCAAAATCCTTTACAACAATACTTTAGACAACCTAAAGTTTATATTAAACTACCCAGTGAAGGTGCTTATAACGCACCCGGAACACTGTCGGGCGATCTCACCAACGTGGCTATCTACGGCATGACTGGTATGGATGAGATCATTGCCAAAACTCCTGATGCACTACTCAGCGGAGAAACTGTGGCACAGGTACTGTCTAGTTGTTGCCCGTCTATTAAGGATCCTTGGGCATTAACCATGTTGGATCTTAATCCTGTTCTAGCCGCTGTGCGTATTGCTACCTACGGTAATACTATCACAGTACAGCATACTTGCCCTAAATGTTCAACAGAAAATGAGTATGATGTGGATATCAGTAGACTAATTGATCACTACAACACCTGTAGATTTGATCCTGATCTTATCCTAAAAGATATCACAGTTAAACTTAGACCCTTGACCTACAAGCAGAGTACTGAATTCAGTCTGCGCAATTTTGCTATACAACAACGTATTGCACAGATCGACGAAATGCCAGAAGCTACACCTGAACGAACTCAAGCCACTAATGACTTATTTAAAGATCTAGCTGATATCCAGCGTGAAATGTACATAGCAGGTGTAGACAGTGTGCAGACTCCACAGACTACTGTAACAGAACAGCAGTGGATTAGCGAGTGGCTAGACAACACTGACAAATCTGTGTTTGATGCTATCAAAGAACATAATCTTAAAAATCGAGAAGCATTTACTAATCCAACCTACCCTGTAGTCTGTTTAAATTGTTCAACAGAAAACACAATCAGCATAGATATTGACCAATCAAATTTTTTCGTCTAAGCCTAATTGGCCTAACACCCCAAGAAATCAAAGACAAGTTGATTAGGCTAGACGAAGAGAATAACATATTTAAAGAAGAACTATTTAGAATAAGTTGGTATATGCGAGGCGGTGTCACGGTTAATGATCTACTACAGGTCTATGATCACCAAGATCGTGCGATGATCTATAAAGTGATCAAAGAGAATATAGATGCTACAAAAGAAACTCGTATGCCATTGCTTTAAGAAGAACTTGCGTTCTTCTGTTCTTCGCTTGTCAGCTCGAACTATTCTCTTTTCTCTCACAATGAACTAGAATTAAGTGCGAAGCACTTAGATATTATCTAGATTGTTCAGTCACACTTTGCCCAGACCAGGGCAAAGAATTGGACATTATCTGAGTTGAACGTGTCTACAGTAGCAATATGGCATTACAGAGGCGGTCATCCGGTACCTCGAGCCAAGTCTTTTATGACGGCTATCACGTAACATTCGCTACCACATTACGCAATATAGGGCTTTTCTCCCTTCTTTTAGCCTTAAATCTATTTCTCTTAGTGATCAAACGGGTTCTATAGGCGTATCCCATCCGCGTCCTGTAAAGGATAGTGATCAATAACTCCGCTACCAGTCGGAAATTCCTTGCCCTGCGCACACCAATGGCCAGTTAAAAGGCGTCTATAAAGCTGACGAAAGCTGTAATTTGGCAGTTGTTTGCCTGGATTTATTGAGCCTTGAGTATATGCGAACCGTGTACGCGGACCTGTATATGTCCGTTGTAGTAGTCGTTTGATTCTAAAACACGCCTGGAAAATTGTTCTCTAGCTTCTATATACGAGCATTCTGATTTACTAGAGCAGTAAAACAGTATCTCTCGTCGGAAGCATTCTTTACCTAACTGCGCAACATCCTCGCTTAGACTAGGTGAACTACCGTAATAGTCCTGCCAGTCTGAATCAATTTTGCTACGGATTCGTTTCTTTTTCTTGGTGCCGTTTTTAAGTTTAACTGTTCGATATGAGGTTTTAGAGAATTTAGCTAGTTTTTTGCCTATGTACATGCGCCCCGAAGCAAGATTGGTTATGAGATAAACGAATCCCACACAGTCCTCGGGCAAGGTTTCTACTAGTTGATCTGCATAGTACCATGACATCAACTAGTTACCGTTTGCGTCTCCCTGCCTCTTGCCTTTTTGAGCGGCTCTGCGAACTTTACGTTCGTCCAGAGCCTGCCGTTTTTCTATTTGCCACAGCCTAATGTCCTTGCGCCTAGCGGAACACACGTTCCTAATATCACTTAGTAAATGCCGCAGTCTAATACTGCTGGCATAGGTAGCAGTGTTGACCCACTGCTGATTTTCTTCAAAGTAGGCACGAAAAACTCGCATGAGTTCTGCATGTAGTTCTTCGTCCTGATGCATGGTTATTCATTAACCTCAAGATCAGTAGCATATGATGTAAAACCGTTTTCCTTGATAACTTTAAGCACATTGTTTACACGACCGATCAGTTCATCCTTGTGCGATATCAAGAATATGTTCTTCTTGCGTTCACGTGCCATCTTTTTAAGCACTGCCAGTGCGCCTTCTACACCTGACGCATCTAGTCCGTTGTCTATCAGCTCGTCAACAAACAAGAGGTTGATCTGCTGATATAGTGACTCCCACACATCACGGAAACTCCAAGACAACGACAAAATAAGACGGTTACGCTCTCCTCGACTTAGATTATCAAAGTCTAAGTCTTGCCCCAGCTGTGTTATTAGAACTGTTAGATCGTTCTGGAACAAGACTGAATGGGGCAAGCCCATCTTGTCTAGATAATAGGTTAATCTGTTGTTCAAATAGGCTAGGTTTTGATCTATGATCTTCTTGCGTATAAATGAATCTTTGCTGGTTAGGAGTTTTAGTAGGAACTCCTGATGGTCTTTGACACGAGTAAGTTCGTTAACACGATCCCACAGGATTTCCTGCATAGCAGTATTGCGCAGTTCGTCAATTTGCTCTTGATAGGGGTCTGACTCGCCTGCTTTAACAGTTAACTGTGTTTCCAGAGTGGTCAAATTGTTCTGATGTTTAAGTGCTTGTTCGACGGTGTCATAATAGGTATTGGGCCGAGTTGTGAGTTCGCCCACTAGAGTTATTTCAGCTAGGATTTTCCCTAGGTCAGCGGCTACCTTATCGTGGTATGTGTTGGCTTCGGACAGATGACGAGTAGCTTCGGTGCTCATTTCTTCATGTTTGTGATCATGTAGAGCTTGTTCACAAGCGTGACATTTCTTATCTTGCAGTTTAGCAAGCTCGCCAGCGTACTTTTTTACGCTTCGCTCCGCTTGCGCTATCGCGCTATCTAACGTAGCCCGCTCCTTATTCAGGCTTTTTAGCTTTGAGATTCGCTCGTCATAAACTTTGAGCTCCGCATGCTTCGCAAGCTCAGCCTCAATATCTACACCCTCGAGCTCGATAATAGCACGACCAATCTTTTCAAGTTCTAGAGTATGCTGAGTATTCCATGCACCCTGTCTAGTGATTAAACTGTCAACACTCAGTTGTATTTTTTCATTAGACTTTTTAGCGGCTTCTATATCTGCTGACTCTTGTGTAATGCTGTCTTTGGTTTCTCTAATTAATTCTTTAAGTGTTTCTGCTTTTTCACTCAATAGTGTAATACCCAGCAGTTGTTCAATAATAACACGCTGATCGTTAGCCCGCATTGATAAAAACGGTTCTGTATAAGTGTTAAGAGCAACCACGTGTTTGAACATATCGTGACTCATACCCAGTAGGTCATCTAAGTCCTTCTGGGTTTCACGCATGTCACCCTGTGCGTCATCTGTTTCATCTGTGTCTTGCGCTTGATCATTGATAAAAAACTGTAGGACGTTAGGTTTGCGTCCTCGTTCAATACGATAATCCATACCGTCTTTTTCAAAGGTAAGGGTGACTAACATATTCTTGTTGTTGATCTTATTAATAAGATTATCTTTTTTGATGTTAGTTAGGGCATTACCATAGATGGCATAACTTAGGGCATTTACAATGGTAGTTTTACCTGTACCGTTGCGTGACCCACTATCGTCTCCACCCTGATCTAAGTTTTCACCCAACACAAGTGTTAGGTTAGTTTTGCCAAAATTTACAGCTTGGGTTTGATTACCCACGCTCATAAAGTTTTTAACTGTTAATTCTTTAATTTTTATCATAGGCTGTTATAAATCGCCAATAAGGTATTTTTATCGTAAGTGTCACTGTCAATACTAATAATTTGACTACTTACAATTTGATCTACACTCTCAAACGCCTGTATGTCAATATTGGTGTTAATTTCTACATCTTTCTTTTCGGCTATTAAGGTTAATTCTCTAATAGCGTAGTCTGCAATAAACTTTTCTTTGATAAAACTAGCTTCTTCAAAGCTGATATCAATGTCTAGTGTAACACGTAAATGTTGCTTGGGCAAGATAATTTCGTCTGCACGGTCAATTAATTCGCTTAGTTTGATAGTACGGAACGTAGGCTGAGCAGGCCACGTATGATATACAGGTTCACCACCCCACTCTAAAATCATCATGCCACGTTCATCATCCCATGCATCTGAATAGTTGTGAGGAAATGCGTTGCCGATATAACACATATTTTCATTCATCTGGCGTTTGTGGAAGTGCCCACTAAATCCCATCTCGAACCCTTTAAATGCATCGACCTGTAGTTCACCGTGATCGGGCATCTGGACCATAGCGTTCATAAAGAACTTAGGCAATTCAAAATGCCCAAAACAATACTTGCCGCCCTTTTTGTTTATACTTCGCCACTCATCTCCGACAAGCCAAGGACATAGTGTGACATCGCCGATAGTAGTAGGCTCGTGTATAACAGTAACACCGGGAATATACTTGCCAAATTCAACTGAATGAATATCCCGTTTATCTTTGTAGTACAGATCGTGATTGCCAGGAAAAAAGTAAAAATTATCAAATGCCTTACCCAGTTTTTCCAAGGCCCGTAAACTATAATCCATCGTAGTGATGTTAAGGCTATTGCGATTATGATGCCAATCACCCATAAAGATACCTGTATCACATCCT